AAGTACGAAAGCGTTTGCATTGCGGGTCTGAGTTATCCTCCAAAAGAATCTGCCCTCCACATAAGTACTGATACCCACCTGTCGAGCCTTGAGCACAAGAGCGCGTATGCGCCCGGTTTCTTTGAGCTGGGCTTCGAGCTGCTGATGAATAGCCACCTGACCGGGGTTTAGTTTGAGGGGAGAAATCTCACCGGTCTTGGTGACTATCCGTAATATATTTTTTGCGTAAAGCGGGAAGTTCCCCTTCAGCTTCTTCGCAACGTCTTCAATCTGCATTGGCACTCGCACACACCTTGCACCACCAGTAAAAATCTTTATCCGGTAGATCACTACGCATTATGTTGATGCGTGTGCATACCAATCTGACATTCCCTCGATCGTATCCCTGGGAAGGATCAATACGATCTATCGATACAGACATGTCTTCGTCCGTCTTCCATGTCATGGGCAATCCCGTTAAGGCACACTTTCCATCTTGAGCCTTGAAAACTTCGTAGAGCGTTTCCATGTCTAGCCCAAATGTCAGTTCTCTTCTCTTTGCGCGCTTCTTTGCTAAGTCCATTTTGTACTGCAAAAACCGATATGCAGACGCCTCTACATTACGAACCCTAGATTTAGCTCGACATGGATTACACCAGGTCTGACTCTTGGGAGCGGTCTTATTTAAGGAAGCGCCGCATATGGCACATTCTCTATTTTGAGCCGCCATTCTGAGCCCCTAGTGAGTTCCTCAAACCTTGAAACAGCCTTTTTAGATTCACTCACCGCGACCGTATCCCCCATTAAATCCATACCGAGCCCAATGCACCCCTGCACATCTTTTGAAAAGTTCGCAACATGAATCAAAATATGAGTTCGGTCAGGCACGTCTTTCACATGCCAGGTTTCTCCAAAGCGTGGAGATTCACGCCAGCCCATCTCATACTCCCCAGTCGGGATGCAGGAAACGTTCGGCGCATTGTCAAGCCAGGGACGCTCTATCGACCAAAAGGTATCGTCATCCACATGCAGAACCCCCAAAGTTCCACGCGGGTGGTAACAAAACCTTTCCAGCACAAGCGTCTTCACCGTCTTACCTCTTTGTTTTTTTCTTGCGCTTTGTAGCAGTCGCCGATTTCTTCTTCGATGAATTGCCATAACTCTTTTTGTTTCCGTAGTTCATGCCCATAGTTGGCTCCTACCATTTAGTTTTGTGCGCCCAGAATTTCGCCGAGAAACGATCGTTGCCGGCTGGACCGTGCCTGGCGTAATACGATTTACGCCGAGCCTTGTCTTTCGCCGTCTTAGGATTTTTCCCAGCACCCTTGACGCCTTGTTGTCCGAATCTAATGATCCGGGTTTCTCCATTAGCCTTTCTCGCCACAACAACATGCGATTTCGTTTTGTGGTTCGGAGTCCGCTTGGGTTTGTTGTATTCACTCACCCCAGCTCGCTCTAGCTTCGGATCCTTCTTCTTGCTCATTTCTTTTTCTTAGCTTTCGACTTTTTCAAAGCTTTGAAGTCAGCACCCGTGATCTTGTTACGAGGCTTCGCTACTCGAGCAATACGCATTTGCTTTTTTGAATACTTAGTTCCTGGCATCACTTTTTCTCCGACTTCTTGGTTTTCTTCCCCCGAATCAGATCGGCGTCAGCTTTCCTGGCGCCTCCCTTGCCGCTTACGAAGCTGTTGACCCTTCCCCTAGCCCAGGCAGTCATGGGCACGTTTCGGCTCCCAGAGCTCAAATACGCGCCTTTACCGCGCTGTAATACTTTCTTCAGTTGCCCGTAGGTAAACCTCGAGTTCGCTGCCTTCTTACGAAGGAACGCCTCGTCTGATTTACTTACTGTTGCGCTTTTTTTTGGCTTTGCTTTGGCTGGCACGGCTCTTGCTCACTTTTTTGATATCAATAGATAACCCTTTTTTATAGCGCTCCTTCGTATCTATAATCTCGCGCTCTTTGGCTGACTTGTTCTTAGCCCCCGCTAGGTACTTTTTCGGCACCCCACGCTTCGTCTTCGAGACTGTTTTGAACTTTCGCCTCACTTCTTCTTCCTAGAGCCCATGGCTTTTTTCTTTGCCGTAGCAGAGAGCTCCTTCATATGAAAAAGTGGTTTGCTATTTTTCGTATGGCGAGCTCCAGAATGGACGCTCCCGTCCGGCATTTTGTGTGTCCCCCCCGTATGCAGGGTTCCATCTCGAAAATAATGATTCACACCTTTTGCCATAACGTACTCTCATATCGACCGCCCCCCACCTGAGAACGGTGCCCCTGGGGGGCTAGTTCAAAATCTGCTCCTACTGCCTGATATCCCCTCCATGGAGCCAGGGTGTCGGACCGCCGCGGAAGCCTCCATCTGGCACCCCCGCCCCTGTACATACATACAGTAGCCAGGCTGGCTGGAGCCCCTCAGAAGGGTGCGAATCTTTATAAGATCCGTAACCCTCAATGTAAGTCCTTGTTTTGATTGGGAACTTCGACCAGGTCTTCATCTAAATCAGCCAAAAACGTCCCGTCGTACTGCGTAACCTCGGTTTTTTCCGGGGCATAAGCGCCGAAAACCTTTCCCAAAATCTCCAGAGCGCGAACCCTGGTCGAGTCGGTGTTGTTCTTTGCCGTAGCCTCAGCCGTGAGCTTGCCAATGAGCCAATCCACTTTGTCCTCTTTCGTTCCCATCAGTTCGTCTCTTTTCTGGTCAATCGCCAATTTGATGTTAGGTTTTGTGAGGTTCTCGTAAGCCATCTCTCGCGCTGTATGCTCGCTGTAACCGGCTCTCCTTGCCGCCTCAGCACCGTTAGCGCAGCCCAGGTACTCTACCACGAACCTTTCCTGGCGATCCGTGAGCGGCTTCTCTGTGGCGCTCACTGGTTGTGCTGTTTCAGCTTTTGTTGGCGGATCCATTCCTCCAACTGTTTCTTGCTTAACCGTTTCTGTTGGGTCTGCTTTGCCATGATCGTCAGTCATTGTTGACCCTCGATCGGATAGCTTCTTCGATACGCTCCAAAACAATCCCGAAACCAAAACCCACGAGTAAACCCAACACGGCGGCGCAAAGAGCCATAAGGAATTGCTCTTGTGTTTCTATTACTAGGTATTCGATGTAACGGGGATGTGGCATAGGGGTGTCCTTTGTTTTTCCCGCGATTAAAAAAATTTGCTCGAGGCTAAACTCAGGACGCCGGCAAACACTATCCATGCCGCTCGCTCAACCAGGATCCCTTTGCCAGCCATCTTGGCGAGTGCGTTGTCGGTATCGCGCTGCTCGTCCTCGATCTGATCCAATCGATACTCGTGACGGTTGAGCCTAGCCTCGAAGCCCGACTGCCTTTCATCAATGCGAGCGAGCTGCTGCAGGGTCTCGCTGACCCTGTCCAGTTTCTCTTCAATCCGCGTCAATCTTTGCTCTGTCGGTTCCATACCGAACACCAGGTTCTGTTTCTAACATTCTACATTCTTTTTCATTTAATTTTAAGCAATCACACCTAAAAGTGTTGATTTACATTTGAATAGCTAGTATAAGGGCTCAGTGAACCATATGGTTCAGTGAACCAACCAACAAGGAGTGTGATGATGATTGAAGTACGACAGTGGATTCTGACTAACGAGCTCGCAGACCTAATTAATAGTTCCGGCTGGTCAGCAACTGAAGAGACCAAAGCTTTTGCGGACAAAGGCATGGGAGACATAGACCTGGACAAGTGGCTGCACAAGTACACCCACGTAGCCAACGTAGAGGCATCAGATCTGGAAGAGGTATTCAGTCTGATGAATCTATGGGATCAGCCCGAGCGAGTTAGTCGCCTAGCAGATCTACACAGTCTGTCAGTTGGCGATGTGCTTATCAAAGACGGCAAGAGCTACATGGTCGCTGACTTCGGGTTCAAAGAAATCAGCCAATAGCCGAAACGCCCTAACGGGCGTCATCCCAGGGTGAACTCCTGGGGTCTGATGAGGCAGTTCCCTCGCAATACATGGAGTGTTTTATGGTTTGTTTACGCAAATTTAAGAACAGCCCAGCCGCGCTCAAGCGGGTAGAGGAGCTCAACAGAGCTCTAAATACCTCGGGCATCACTGACCGCGAGCATTTTCAGTGCCGCGTCGAAATAACCAGGCTGGCAAACAGTCTCCTCAATCACCATCGAGGAGAATACAACGGCAAGCTTTTGTTTGGTTTAACCAAATGGACCCACGTTAAGGAGATGGTTGTCGAGCTCGATAGATGGGTGGACGAGCTCAACGAGGAAGCTTGGCAGCAAGGGGGTGTAGGATGATCGGTCAGCAAAATAGGGTGCAACCTTTTGATGTGAACGATCACCCCAAGCTTTTAAAGCTCAAGGTTGCCTACACCCTGGACAATCCTTGCACGACCTGGGAGCGCCAGCAACTGTTCGATCTGATTGTGGGTACGCTGTACGACATGGCTACGTCCCAACCAGTTGAGTACAAGGAGTGGGTAGAGCTAGAGAAGCTTGTGATCAACTCCAGGCTCACTGTCGGCGAGTGGCTGCAGAAGTATAAGCAGCCGGAACAAGGGGTAGCGTGAGCGACTCCTTAGACCTTAAAGAGCTCGAGGTGTTCGCCGTCGTTAAGGCGGCGGATGCTCCGGGCTCATCACGCCATGGCTTCGCTAGTGAGGATGCTATATGCCGCGGGATAGTCGCCAAGCTATCCGTGGGTGATCTAGTGAAGTGCGGGGAACCAGGAACCAAAGAAGCTAAGCGTATCTTTCGTAGGCTAGAGCGCGCCAATAACCGTATCAGTAGATTAAGCGGTCAGCGTACATTGGATGGGGTACTATTCTTTTTTAGGAAATCATGAACGTTAACGAGCAAATACAAGACATCAAAAGCCAAAACAATCTCACCGTGCGTGAGATAGCCGAGCTCCTTGATACCAGCGAGTATACGGTGCGCAACTGGTTCCGTGACTCAGACAGTAATGGCTATCGCCCGGCGCCCACCCTGGCGCTTACTTGTCTGATTTATGCTCTGCGTCTGCGTAGCGTAGGAGAAGATCCTTTGGAACTAGGAACACGGACTTCTCATGATAATCCCCAGGACCATGAATCCGAGTTGGCATGATTCTTTCCGCAAGTATGCATTTCAGTAACTGAAACTTACTTATCCAAATCTCCTCAGTCCCCGTAACAAACAACCAATGACTAGCCTCGCTCGTGCTCAATCCACTGGGTTGGTTGTGGTAGTACTCGACCACTAGGTTGCCGGTCTCCAGGCTTTTAGGGTCAAACTTAACCTCGATCGTAATCTGCAGCTCCGGTATCTTGATGTCGAACCGGTTGTCTTTCCCGAACGTTTGGTAGGTCTCTTTGAAAACGGCAAGCATGCGCTCGAGCACTTCACGCTCGATCTTCTTCCCGCGCTCAAGATCTCTACGCCACCCGTTGTCGTTCATGTTCCCATAACGCCAGCACACCGTTCTCAACGAACATTCGCAGTCCAGTGATGTGTCCATCGACCGGGATGGAGTCCAGCGCCTCGCGTCTCTCTAGCTTTGTGGGGAGGTCTAGTATTGCCC